GGGGGTGTGGGTGGGTTTGGGTGTTTTTTGTGTGGTTTGCCCAAACCTTTTCGGGGGGGGGGGGGGGGGGGGGGGGGAAAATCCCAATCCCCCACGATCATCGACGTAGACCGCCATTCACGCGCCGTTCTCCGAAATTTCCCGGCTCTAGCTTGAGAGTTCCATTTCCTGAATTTTACCCGGATTTTTTGGGAATCTTCGGAGTACGTTGCTGTGGCATCTTTGCCGCGTAACTTGTTAGCATGGGCATTCCCGGAGTTACTGAGGGTGTATCGGCGGTTCCAGATCCGGAGGTTTCCGGATTAGGTAAGGCGATGCTTGCACTTACCGCAGCGCAACGTAGATTTGCGATGGCTGCGGTGATGTATCCTTTTGCGAAGGATTGGCAAATAGCGAAGGCGGCCGGCTACTCGGACCGCAGCCATGGGGCGTTGAGGGTATCTGCTCACCGATGTTTTCATGATGAGAAGGTATTGGCGGCGATCCGGGAGTGTGCGGACCGGGAGATTCGGTCTGGGTCGATGCTGGGCGTTGCGACGATCAAGAAGATTGTGCGGCGCGATGATCACCGGGACCAGTTCAAGGCGGCGGTGTGGCTGGCCGGGATGAATGATTTTGCGGTCGAGCAGAAGATCAGCGTGAAGCAGGAGTTCCGGGATACCACGGATCGGGGGTCGGAGGATCGGATCCGGCTGGCGGCGAAGAAGCTGGCGGCGCTGGGGTTTGACCCTGTGATGCTGCTGGCGGCCTTGGAGGCTCCGGTGACGGAGGGGGAATTTGTGGAGGTGAAGGAATGAAACCGATGGCACTGACTAAGGGGATTGTGCTGCCGGGCGAGCGGCGGATGACGGGTGGCAGGTCGCTGAATGGCGGGGTGTGGCTGGATATTGACGGCCGCGGCCGCATCGAGCTTTCGCCGCAGCAGGGCTTGGAGCTCGCGACCGGGATGCTGCGCGCGCTTGGCATCAACGTCGAATTTGATGCACCGCAATGACCGAGCAGCGTGCCAGGCACCCGAGCGGCAAGCCAATCCGGCAACCGAAGTATGGGGTGACCTCGCGTTACCGTGTTCCGGACGATGGCCCGGTGACGCCGCGGTTGCGGCCGAAGGATGGCCTTTCCAATCCGATTGGGTTCCGCGCCGAGATTTGTGTGCGGGATGACAATAATGGCGAGTGAAGCCATTGCCGCCAAGGTAGCGCTTGCGGAGGCTCTGGAGGCCGAGGTTGAGCGGCTGACGTATCAGGGCCGGATCCTGTCGTTCAAGCCTTACGCGAAGCAGATGGCCTTCCTGGCTGAAGGGGCGCGGCATCGTGAGCGGCTGCTAATGGCGGGCAATCGTTTGGGAAAATCAGAAACCGGGGCGTTTGAGGCGGCGTGCCATCTGACGGGGAAGTATCCGGCGTGGTGGAAGGGGCGTCGGTTCGACTACCCGACCAAGGGCTGGATCGCCGGCGTGACGTCGCTGGATACGCGGAACGTCTGCCAGACCAAGCTCTGCGGGCAGTACGGTGTTGAGAGTGCTTATGGTTCCGGGATGATCGCGAAGGCGGACCTTGTGGACAAGTCGCTCGCGCGGGGCGTCACGGATGCCTATGACACGATCCAGGTCCGTCACGTCTCCGGCGGAATCTCGATCGCGCAGTTCAAATCGTATGAGCAGGGACGGCAGAAGTTCCAGGGCGAGGGGCTCGACTGGATGTGGTTCGACGAGGAACCGCCGCTGGATATTTATAGCGAGGGCCTGACCCGGATCGGCGAGCGTGACGGCATCGTGTGGCTGACGTTTACTCCGCTGGAGGGGCGCTCGTCGGTGGTGATCCGCTACCTTGACGAGCCGGATAACGACCGCGCCGTGACGACGATCACGATCGATGAGGCGACGCATATCACGCCGGAGACGAAGGCGCGGATGCTGTCGGGGTATCTGTCGCATGAGCGCGAGGCACGCGCCCGCGGCGTGCCGATGCTGGGAAGCGGACGCATCTTCATGTCGCCGGAAGAAAGCATCACCGAGGCCATGATCGAGCATGTGCCGGCGCACTGGTCGAAGCTGACCGGGATAGATTTTGGCATCGGGCATCCCTTTGCGGCGGTGCTGATCCTGTGGGACCGCGATAACGATGTGATCCATGTCCATCATACCTATCGGGTGGCGGATGCCCTGCCGATCCAGCACGCGGCGGCGATCAAGCAGGTTGCGGCCGGTGTTCCCGTGGCCTGGCCGAAGGACGGCGGCGACCGCGAGAAGGGCTCTGGCGAGCCGCTGGCCATGATGTACAAGAAGCAGGATCTCTTGATGCTACCGGATCACGCGACCTGGGCGGATGGCGGCATTTCGACCGAGGCGGGGATTCTGGAGATCGACGACCGCGAGAAAAGCGGCCGGCTGAAATATGCCAGCCATCTTTCCGATTTGCTCGAGGAACGCCGCTTCTATCACCGCAAGGACGGCCAGATCGTCAAGATCAAGGATGACCTGATGTCGGCGCTGCGGGTTGCGGTGATGGCTAAACGCTTCGGCCGCGCCGTCGGTTTGGGCAGTGCCAAGCCCAACCGCGACACGGGCGGCATTGCGGACGGCACCGACTTCGACATCTTCTGACAGGAGCGACCATGGCATCGCGCATCTACACCATAGCCGAACTCGACCGCATGCGGGCTGCATTGTTCAAGAAATATCCCGCCGGCAGCTATGTGCCCTCTGACCGCGCGCGCGAGATCGAGCTGGTGCTGCAGACCCACATCATCAACGGCACAGACCCGGCGGCGATCGAGGCGGCCCAGGCCGCTGGTACGTTGCTGTAGCGCCACACTCAAGCGCCTGCTGCGATTGCCCGGTTCTTGGCCGGCGTTCCTCCCTTGACTTGGCGCGCGGTCAGACCCGCCGCCTTTTTGGAGCTTCCCATGGCCGACGATACCGCCCCGCACTTCAATACCCCGACCCCGAGCTATGCGACCCCGCCGGCCGAGCCCAAGCCCGAACCGGTCGGCTTCAACAAGCCCGGCACATCCGCAACTCCCGGCACCGCGCGCGACAAGCTCCGCGCCTTCGAAGACAAGCACTTCGGCAAGGACGTGCCCCGCATCAATGGCGAGATCGAGCGCGGCGTCGGATCGCCCTACGCCAACATGAACCCGCATCAGAAGGCGCATTACGCCTCGCTGGAGCATCTGGTGAAGGCCGAGAAGGCCGCGGCCGATGCAAGCGCGGCGCTCGCGGACGCCGAACAGAAGCATGATGCTTCCAAGAAAGCCTCCGACGTCGCCGACAAGGCGGTTGCCACCGCGGCTGCGAACGACAAGGCCGAGGCCGACCGGCTCGCCGCGCAGAAGGCCAAAGACGCGAAAGAAGTCCATGCCGCCTAATGCACCTCCCGGCGCCGCGGCTGATCTTGGACTCGGCGGTGCCCTTGGCCAGCAGGTCGGCGCGGAAACCGACGAGGAACGCAAGAAGCGCATGGCGATGATGCAGCAGCAGCAAATGCTGGGGCCCGCCGGATCATTGGCTGTCGGCTCGATCTTCGGAGGCATGAGTGGCAAAAGCGCTGGCTATTGATCCCGACGTCGAGATCACCTTCGACATCAAGGATACATGGCAGGCGCGGTGCCTGATGGGCGCGCGGAGCTGGCAGAAGGCCATCGTACTTTCCGTGCTGGCGCATAATTTCGATGACGCGATGCCGGCGCTGCTGGCGACGCTCTATCCCGGATTTCGCTCGATCACCGAGCCGTTTCTCACGACCGCGGCCCGGATCGCGAAAACCGGCGCCGTGGTTGCCGACGTCAGAATGCGCGGCCGGATCGTCAAGGACATGGTGCTATACCGGAGCGAAGCCGGCCTGCGCAATGATTTCCGCCGCCTGGCCGATCAGCTCAAGCTGAATGATGCCGATCGCGTCGAACTGTTCTCTGCCGTGAAGCGATGGGTGGTCGCCGACCGCCGCCTCGATCCGACGATGGACCCAAGGGATCCCGATGCCAAGCACCTCGTCAACTGAGGTCGTCCCTTATGCGACAGAACTGGCCATTCGCCCATCGCGCCGTATCTCGGATCGCGAGACTTCCATCGTTAAAGGCATCCAGCGCGAGTTCGCCCAGTACCAGATCCGCCGCTCGACCTTCGCCGGTCAGTGGGAGGAAGTCGCCGACCTGATCCTGCCGACGTCGCGCAATACCTTCTTCTATACCAACTACAATTACCCCGGCGCCAAGAAGACCCAGCAGCAGGTCGATGCGACAGGCGCGCTCGCCCTGCACCGCTTCTGCGCCATCGCCGATTCGCTGGTGACGCCGCGCAATATGTTCTGGCACGGGCTCTCGAGCGACGAATACGTCATGAAGGACCGCGCCACCCGGCTGTGGTTCGAGAACACCACAAAACTCCTGTTCCGGATGCGATACGCGGCGAACGCCAATTTCGCGGCGCAGAACTACAACAACTGGCAATCGCTCGGCGCCTTCGGCAACGCCACGATGTACGTGGACAAGTACGACAGCCGCTGGGATCGCGGCATCCGCGGCCTGCGCTACAAGTCCGTTCCCCTCGGCGAGACCTACTTTGGCGAGAACCACCAGGGCAAGGTCGACCGCATGATCCGCTGGTTCCGGCTGACGCCGTACCAGGCCGTGCAGAAATGGGGCCTCGAGAACCTGCCGGAAGGGCTTCGCTCGCCTTTGATGCAGGATTCGCAGTGGGGCTACAATTTCCTGCATTGCGTCCGGCCGCGCACCGATGATTACGATCCGCAGGCGATCGACCAGCGCTCGCTGCCGTTCACGTCCTATTATGTGTCGGTCGAGGGCAATTGCCTGATGCAGGCCGAGGGCGGCTACCGCACCTTCCCCTATGCGGTATCGCGATATGACCAGACCCCGGGAGAGGTCGAGGGCCGCGGGCCGGCGCAACTGGTGCTGCCGTCCCTGAAAACCCTGAACCTCGAGAAGACCATCTTCCTCAAGAGCGGCCACCGCGCTGCCGATCCGGTGCTCTTGATGGCCGACGACGGTCTGGTCGGCATGAGCCTGCGGCCGGGCGCCAAGAATGTCGGCGGCGTCACCTCGGACGGCAAGCCGCTGGTGCATGTTCTCCCGACCGGCGATATCAAGATCACGCTGGAAATGATGCAGGAAGAACGCACCATCATCGATGACGTGTTTCTCGTCAGCCTGTTCAAGGTGCTCTCCGAAAACCCGAACATGACGGCCACGCAAGTCATTGAACTTGTGAATGAAAAGGGAATGCTGGTCGCCCCAACCCTCGGTCGGCAGCACACCGAATATGTCGGCGGGCTGGTCGAGCGCGAACTGGATCTTCTGACCGACATGCGGATGCTGGATCCGATGCCGCCGCGGCTCAAGGAAGCTCGGGGCTATTACGAGGTCACCGACACCTCGCCGCTGTCGCTGGCGGCCAGCGCCGGCAAGGCCGCGGGATTCCTCCGAACCATCGAGCAGGTCCGCGAGCTCGTCAACGTGACGCAGGACGCTTCCCTGCTGGATCCCTTCGACTTCGATGTGGCAACCCCGGAGATCGCCCGCATCAATAATGTGCCGGAAGCCTGGATGGCGGACGGCCAGGCTATCGCCGCCAAGCGCCAGAACCGCGCCAAGCAGCAGGCCGAGCAACAGAAGGTAGCCGCCGCGCCCGCCGCCGCCGCCATGATCAAGGCGAGGGCTGTCGCAGCAAAGAGCGGTGCGCTCGAGCAACCCGGCGGCGGTGGGATGTGACGCCGGACGAACTCAAGGCCATCCTCGCCGATCGCCAAAGGGCCTATCAGCTCGCCTTCAATACCGACGCCGGCAAGGCTCTATTGCTGGATCTCGGACAGTTCTGTCGCGCGCGCGAGACCTGTGTGATCCCCGGCGACCGCGACCGCACCTATGTATTGGAGGGCCGCAGGGAGGTTTTTTTACGCATCCGTGATCATCTCGACCTCACGGTGGAAGACCTGTTCGAGAAATACACCACGCCCGCTATAGGAGCACAAGGCAATGAACTACCTTAACTATCACACCGGCCGCCCGCGTTTTCATTTCGAGGGTGAACCCCCACCGCCCGCACCTCCGCCTCCGGCCCCACCCGCACCTCCTGCGCCCGCGTGGCACGCCGGCATCGAGGCCGAAACCCTCGGCTTCTGGCAGAACAAGGGCTACGATCTCACCGACCCCAAGGCGCTCGCCACCAAGCTGACGGAGCAATACCGCGCCGCTGAAAAACATATCGGCGCCCCGCCGGACCAGATCATCCGGATGCCCAAAGCCGATGCCAGGCCGGAGGAAATCGCTGCGATGTGGCAGCGGCTAGGCGCTCCGAAGGAAGCCAAGGAGTACGATTTCTCCGGCATCAAGTTCGCCGGAGCGGACCTCGAACCGGCCTTTGCCGATGCGATGCGGGCCGGTCTTGCCGCGGCCTTCGTGCCCAAGGATAAGGCCGGCGCGATCGTCCAGAGCGTGGTCAAGTTTCTGGAATCCGCTGATACCACCGAGAGCACGCTGAACACAGCCAAGCTCGCGGAGGAACGCGGCAAGCTGGAGAAGAACTGGGGCGCGAAGGACTCCAACACCTATCGCTTCAATCTGCTCGCCGCCAAGGAAGGCGCCAACCGGCTTGGCATCGACGAGGCCGGCGTGGCCGCGCTGGAAAACCTGATGGGCTATTCCTCAGTGATGGATGCTCTTCGCAAGATCGGCAACGCCCGCAAGGAAGATGTCTTTGTCGAGAGCGGTCAATCTGCGGGCAACGGCAAGGTCACCACGCGCGAAGGCGCGATGTCGCGCAAGCAGGAACTGTTCGCCGACAAGGCCTGGGTCGCGCGCCTCAACTCGGGCGATCAGCAGGCCAAGACCGAATGGAAGAATCTCAACATGATGATCGACGGAGAAGCGTGATGGACGAAGCCATGAACGAGATCGAAGCCCCTAAGACGAAGCCCGCGAAGAAGGCGAAGAAGAAGCGCGCATTCCCGCGCGCGCGCATCGAGGAAAAGGCGCCGGTCAAGGTGCCTTCCGAGTTCGCCGGCATTACCACGACCGAATGCTGCGACGGCTGCAACGCCGATGGCTGCGTGATCTCCGGTATCAATGTCTGCGCGCATCCGATGAAGGGCGGCCTGCAGTCGGCGCAGATGCGCGATCCCGAGGCGCTTCGGCGCTTCAACAAGGCCAAGGGCGCGCTGCGCGATCAGATGATCGATCTTCGAGGGAGGTAGTCATGCCCAGCGTTTCACAAGCGCAAGCAGGTTTCATGGCGATGTCGAAGACCGCGGCCGGTCGCGCCAAGCTCCGCGCGCACGGCAAGAAGCCCGCGCCAGAGAAGGTGGCGTCTGATTTTCAGGCCGCCGACAAGGGCCGAAAGATCGGCAAACTGGCCAAGCACGTCCGCAAGAAATAAGCGGGTACGTTGCTGTAAGAGTTCCGGCGGGGACATCTTCCCCGTCGACAGCCCGCATACGGCCCCCGCAAGGGACAAGCCGAGGGCACACATATAAAGAGTACGGCCCCCGCAAGGACAAGGCTGAATGGATTGATGGTCCCCGGCGACTTCTCGCATGGGCAAGACCGCTGACGTTCACCCTTGACCAATAGCGGGATAGCCATGTCCGAGAATCTGCCCAAACTATTTACGACCGAATTTTCCGACCTTCTTGTCTTGAAGCTGCAGCAGACGCAATCGATGCTGCGCGGCACGGTCATGGAAGGTTACCACGTCGGCAAGCAGGCCTCGCCGATCCAGTATGCCGGCGCAGTCCAGATGAAGACGCCCGCGGGCCGCTTCGCCCCGATCGCGCGCCAGGATGTCGACTTCACCCGCCGCTGGGTTCTCCCGGTAGACAAAGATTGTCAGCAGCTCGTCGACACCTTCGACAAGCTCAAGACCGCGATCGACCCGACCTCGCAGGAAGTCGCAGCCGCTGCTGCCGGTGTCGCCCGCGAATGGGACGACCGCATCATCGGCGCCGCGTTTGCGACCGCCCTTCTCGGCGACGGCAACACGCCGAACGCCTTCACCAACGAGACCTTTTCCACCGCGTCATGGCAGGTCGCCTCGACCTTCGCATCGGCTGCGGCCTCCGGGTTGACGGTGGCGAAGATGATCGAAGCCAAGCGCATCCTTCGCAAGGCGCAGGTGCCGCAGGACGAGGCCAAGACCTGGATCACCAACAGCCAGGGCGAGTCCGACCTGCTCAACCAGGTGCAGGTGGTCTCGACCGAATTCAACGACCGGCCGGTGCTGACCGACGGCGTGGTGTCGCGCTTCCTCGGCTTCGACATCAAGTATTCGGAGCGGCTGACCTCGACCTCCAACGTCCGCCAGAACATGGCCTATGTGAAGTCGGGCCTCTATCTCGGCATCTGGAAGGATACCCAGAACGACGTCAGCCAGCGCAAGGATCTGACCGGCCTGCCGTACCAGATCTACACCATGATGTCGTCGGGCTCGACGCGGCTTGAGCCGGGCCGGCTGCTTCAGGTTCTCTGCGCGGATACCTCGGCTGCGGCCGACGTGACGCCGTAAGGAGGGTGACATGGCAGATCATTTCGTCAGCCTCACCCGCGGTCTTGAGGGTGAGAAGTATATCGACTTCACGACCGGCACGGCGTCGAGCGGATCGGTGTTCATCGAGCTTCGCGTCGGCGATGCGGTGACCGTTCCGACGACCCCGACACGGGTCGAGATCATCAAGGCATTGATGGCGCTTCAGCGCTTCTTTGAGAACCCCCAGCAGGTCGGCTCCGCTGGCTTCGTTGTCACCGGCTAAGGAGAATAGAATATGGCTGGCCATCAGTTTAAATCTCTCTCGATCACGAACCTCGATGCGACTCCGGTTGTTCCGAACACGATCGGCGAGGGCGCGCCGGGCTTTATCTGGAACGTCAACGACTTCGTGTCTCCGGTCACTGCGGACGACAACACGTCGACCTACAGGCTCTGCCGCTTCCCGACCAACGCCAAGGTCAAGGCGTTGTGGATCTATTCGACGATCGCCACCGCCGGCGCGGCCGACATCAACGTCGCGTTCTCGGACTCGACCGTGGACGGCACCTCGGCGCAGTTCACCACGGGCTTGCCCGTGCAGCTCGCCGGCCCCGTCGACAACAAGCTGTTCGGAGCAGCCGTCGCCATATTCGCGGCTGCGGCGGCGCCTCCCCTGGAGTTCACCTTCAGGGGCACGTTCACGCCTCCGATGTGCAACATCCCGATGTGGCAGAACCTGGTGACGCTCGGAGCCACCCAGTTCACGGCGGACCCCGGCGGTTTCTTCGACATCTTCCTGAAGGTCACGACCACGATCACCACCGGCGGCTTCCTAATGGCGAAACTCGAATACATGGAGTAGCCCATGGCCCAGAACCAGTTTGTCAACTTCGGGCTCGATCTGGGTGCCTCGAAGAAGACCGACCTCATGGATCATCATCACTTCATCACGCCGGGCGCTGCGGCATCCGGCGATATGACGGTGAGTTTTGACAGTGCCAAGTTCTCGACCCAGACGCTGGTTCGCGGCGCGCTGATGCAGTTTTTACGACAGCTCGGCGGGCAATTGCCACCATGACCACGACATCAACCGAAGCCGTCAAGTTCACCGGCATTGGCGCCACCACCGCGCCATTTGCGCTGCGCGGCGGCAAGTACGCGATCGCGGCCAGCGCGACCGGAACCGGCACCATGGGCCTGCAGATGCTGGGGCCCGATGGCTCGACCTTCATTGCCGTCCATGCCGCGTTCGCCGCCGTGACCGGCTATGTCGTGATTGACCTGCCGCCCGGCCAGTACGAATTCGTCATCGCCACCTTCACGGCGGTCTCCGCGATGATCTGCCGTATCCCTGCCTGAAGGGTACGTTGCTGTAAGGCCACACCCGCCCGCATCGTCGCGGCATGGGTGATTTTCTCGCGCCGGTGGATATCTGGGATGCCGCGCTGGCGTGGTGCGGCGCCAACCTTTCCGGCGACAGTATTCGCAACAAGAACACCGCCTCCAAACGCTATGATCAGGTCCGCAAGGCCGAGCTGTCGCAGCGCACATGGACCTTTGCCACCAAGGACCAGTGCCTCCGCGCCATCGACACCAACACGATGCTGCTCAATCCGGCGCTGTGGTCGCAACTGACGACGTACTTTTACGGATCCATCGTGGCCGATCAGTCCGGTAGTTTGTGGATTTCGAACATCCCGAACAATCTCAACAACGATCCGCTTCTGACAAATTTCTGGGAGCCCTATTTTGGGCCGCTCTCGGTCTCGCTATACAATTCCGGCATCGCCTATTTCAACGGCGAACTCGTCTACACCACGCCGGGCGACGGCACCAACCGCGTCTACCAGTCGCGCGTCGACGGCAACAAGGACGTGCCGGGAACAGCGACGGCCTATGACGCGACGGTGACCTATTTCAAGAACCAGGTCGTGACGTTTCTCAGCGTCGCCTACATGTCGCTGATCGATCTCAATCTGAACAACGAACCGGATCTGGCGCCGCTGCCGTGGGCTGTCGGCACGACCTATGCCATCACCAACAAGGTCGCCGGCTCCGATGGCGTGATCTATCAGTCGGTCGGATCCGGCAACATCGGCCACGATCCGACGCTAGACACCGGCGCGAACTGGACCAATCTCGGCGTTCTCGTTCCGTGGACTCGGACCTTTGTCGGCGGCTCGGGCTCGCTGAACTGGCTGCAGATCGGCGGCAAGGAATTCCCGTTCGGCGTCGGGCTGACCAAGCTGAATGTGCTATATCCCGCCGCCACCGGCCCATCGTCTCAGAACACGGCGAATAGACTATTCCTGCTGCCGGCCGGCTTTCTGCGCCGCGCGCCGCAGAACCAGAAAAGCGGCGTTCCCTGGTTGGGCGGGCCGACCGGATTCTGCTATGACGACTGGATCATCTCCGGAAAATACATCGTCTCTAGCGATACCGGACCGATCCTGCTGCGCTTCGTGGTCAATATCACCGACGTCTCGCTGATGAAGGTGACGTTCTGCGAGGGCCTGGCGCTGCGGCTTGCGGTCGCGATCTGCGATACCGTGACTCAGGACAAGGGCCAGTTTGAGATCGTCGCCAAGGCCTACGCCAAGTTCGAGGGCATGGCGCTGACGCTGGATGGCGTCGAGGCTGGATATGCGGACGAGCCGGACGACGATCTAATAACCGTGCGGCGCTGACCATGGCACAGGCCGCATTTGCCATTCCCCACTTCCTCGGCGGTCTTGTCTCGCAATTTGCGCAGGGACGCTTTGACAAGCCGGACTATCGCAACAGCTTGCGGGAATGCCTGAATTCATTCCCGATCGAAATCGGCGCATGGACGCGGCGGCCGGGCACGCAATTCGCTGGCACCACGCGCGGCGGGACGCAAGGTCGCGTCATCAAGTTCGACTTTCAGCAATCCGCCGCGGTGACATTCGAACTCACCGACGGCTTCATGCGCTTTCGCAGCGGCGCGCGGCTGATACCTACCGCCGATCCCCAGGTCGTTGTCGCGGTTTCCGCCGCCAATCCGGCCGTAGTTCAGACCACCAGCGCCACCACATGGGCGACCGGCGACACGCTGATCTTCTCCAGTCCGTCCGCTTCGCTATTGGAAAACCGCCAGTTCCTCGCCACCAAGATCGATAGCACCCATTTCTCGCTAGCCGATGCAGTCACCGGCATTACTCTCGATGGGGCAACGCTCGGGGCGTTAGTTGCCGGTGCGACGGTTGCGCGCATTCAGGAATTGGCCACGCCATACGTCTCTGGATCATGGTCTCCTATCCGTTCCGTGCAGGCTGAAACTACCGATATTCTGTTGACGCCGACCATTGCGCCGCAAGCCCTGACGGTTACCAAGCAACCATCTGCTGGCGTCGATCCGCAGTTTGCGCTGGCGCCTGCGGTGTTCAACGATGGTCCCTATCTCGATCCCTTCACCAATGGCGTGCAGGCGACGCCATCGGCCAAGTCCGGCGTGATCTCGCTGACGCTTGCCTTCCCCGCATATGACGCCACCAAGGCCTACGCGCTCGGTTCATTCATCACCTCGGCCGGCATCAACTACATTTCGCTGCAGGATCAGAACGTCAACAACACGCCGGCCTCAAGCCCAACTTTCTGGGCCACAACAACGGCTAACGCCGCCATCAATAATGGACAGGGATTTCTCGGCACCGATATCGGGCGCTTGGTGCGGCTATTGTCAGAACCGGCAATATGGCTTGCGGCATCGACATATGCCATCGGCACCGTCGTTACCTATAACCAGAGCGGTATTCCCGGTGCTTCGACCTATTGGCAATCGCTGACTTCTGGCAACCTCAACCACGCGCCGGGTGCTGACCTCACCAACTGGCAGATCGTTCCGCAGGGTGCGGCGATCTGGAGCTGGGGAAAGATCACGGGGCTATCCAATATCATTGATCGGGCGCTGGCCGGTTCTGTCAACATCGGATCGATGACTAATTACGGCGGATTGGCCGCGGCGTTCGATGGCGCCTTCTCGCAGAATTACACGGTTTCCGCAGGTCAGATATTCACGGGTGGCGTGACCGGCGCTGGCACTCCAATCTTTTTCCGCAGTTTTGTCGGGAAGAACTACTCCGGAGCATCGGCCCAGAAAATCCAGCAGGCGACGATCTATCCGACCAGCGACCAGGGGTTCGCGTTCGGCAATTCTGTCGACTTCGCCAGCAGAACATGGCCGATGGGTATCACCGGGGTTACATTCAATCTCCGGGGAAAGACGACGGCACCCGTCAATTCCGGTGATGGAACGGTTCTCGCAACTAGCGGGCAGGTGTTCGTTGGCAGTTCGGCGATCACCCTCGTCTCCACTGATCAGGCGACAAATTGGAATTATGTCTGGGTCGAGCAGGTCACTAATGCGCAGGTCACCGCTAACGGTGGTCCAAGTTCGCAGAGCTATAGCTTTGCTAATATCATCTCAGAAGTGTCATTCTTCAGCCCCACGGGCACTGGCACCAGCGCGGGCGCGAATGTCGAGATCCTAGGCGCGCCGCTGCTTTACACCAACCCGATCCTGACATGGCGGCTTGGGGTATACTCGAACACCACGGGATGGCCGACCTGCGGCCTCTATAATGACGGACGGCTATTCTTGGGCGGTGCCGTCGGCAATCGCTTCGATGCCTGCGTGTCGAACGGCATTGTCGGCAGCACCGTCAACTTTGCGCCAACGGATCAGTACGGCGCGGTAGCGGCGAGCAGCGCGATTTCCTATACATTCAACTCCAATGGTGTGAACCCTATCCTGTGGATGGACGGCGATCTGCAGGGCGTCAAGATGGGAACGCAGGCCGGCGAGTGGCTGGTGGTGGCTCCGACCGCGGGATCGATCGCACCGAACAACATCAGCGCGCGCAACGTCACCGGCCACGGCGGCGCCAATATCCAGCCGTGCCGCACTGAACACACCACGATCTTCGTGCAGCGCTTTGCGCAGAAGCTGCTGGAGTATTTCCCCGATGTCTATTCCGGCAAGTTCTCCGCGCCGAATCTGGCCGACAAGGCGCAGAATCTTACCAGCAAGGGAGTCGCTGAGCTCGCCTACACCTCGGCCGTCAACCCGATCATCTGGGGCCGTGATACCGCAGGAAGCCTGTTCGGCATCACCTACAAGCGGGATTCGCTGGCGTCAGCGCAGCCGCCGACATTCTATGGCTGGCATCGCCATGCGCTTGGCTCAAACCGCGTCGTCGAGAGTATCTGTGCCGGCCCTTCGGTTGGTGGCAATCTCGACACGCTGACCATGGTCACTAACGATCCCACGAATGGCATACGACATGTGTCGGTTATGACCGATGCACAGGACGAGCTCGCGCCGTTGGCCTCATCGTGGTTCCTAGACAATGCCGTCTATGCGTCATCGATCAATACCACAAATCCGCTTGGCGTCACACTCAACGGGCTATCTCACCTCAACGGCAAGACCGTGCAGATCTTTGCATCCGGCCTGGATTGCGGAGACCGCGGCGATGCGGCCACGCCAGCCGCGCCGTTTACCGATTTCATCGTCAGCAACGGCTCTACGTTCGTACCTTACGGAGACAGCATATCGGCCGGACCGGGCCGCGGATTGTTCACCCAAGACTTCATCACCGCCAATCCGAAAATCCTGGTCGGCTTCACCTATAACAGCGACGGCCAATTGATGCACATGATCGCGCAGGCCGACACGGGCGCGCGCAACGGCCCGGCATTCGGCGTGCTGACGCGGGCGCATCGATTTGCGGTAAAGCTGGTCAATTCGTTCGGCCTGTCGTTTGGCGTCCGGTCAGACCAGTTAATTGCGGCGATCTTCAAGACCGATACGTCTGATCCGATCCCGCCACTGACGACATTCACCGGACTGCACCAGGATTCTTTGCTCTCTGATGAAGCCTATGATGAGGCTTGTTACTGGCGCGTCTCGCGGCCGTGGCCGGCAACCATTGTCGCGGTAGGCAACAACTTGGCGACACAAGACCAATGACCGAAGAAATGACCATATCTACAAACGAAGAACAAAAGCGCAAGCGTGGGCGCAAACCCGGAGTATTTGGACGCTATAGCAAAAGCTATTACATGGCGAACCGGGAAAAATTTCGTGGCTGGGCACTCAAATATAATTTCAGAAATATTGAAAGGGTTCTGCTTTGCAGCGCTCGCGTTAGAGCAAAAAAAAAGAATATTCCATTCGACATAGATGTTTCGGATATCGTTGTACCTACTCATTGTCCGGTGCTGGGAATTCCCATCTTCGTCACTATGCGTGAAAACCAAGAGACGAAAAGGAATTTGCCAAACTCTCCTAGCCTAGACCGAATTCAGCCTAAACTTGGCTACGTAAGAGGAAATGTGCAGGTCATCTCATGGCGAGCAAATGATCTGAAAAAAGATGCAACTCTGGAAGAATTGAAAGCCCTCGTTCTCCACCTTCAGAAGTTGGAGGACCAATAATGGCGCTCAGCGGCAGCACATTCACGGACATCAGCGGCGCGGTCGGAGACCTGTTTGCCGCCGATGCCGATCGCTCCAAGGCGACGGGCGATCGGTTCGAGGCGCAGAATTACGATCGCGCCGCCGTACTTGCCGGCCAGAACGAACAGTTCACGGAGACATCGACCGCGATCAAGCAGGCGCAGCTCGACCGCGAAAACTTCAAGATGATCGGCGGGCAGCAGGCGGATGTCGCTGGTGCCGGGTTTGCTGCATCGGGCTCCGCGCTCGATCTGATGCGCGACAGTGCCCAGCAGGGTGCGCTCACCAAGGCCGTCGGCGCAGAGCAGGGACTGATCACTGAGGCCGGTTACAAAGAGCAGCAGGACTCGTTCACCACGATGTCGCAGGCCGCGCGCATGGCCGCCGACGCTGAGGACAAGGCCGCGACAGGTGCTGACTGGACTAGCGCAATCAAGGGCGTCGCGGCTGTTGCCACGCTGTTCGTATAGGAACGCAGATGGCCAATATAAGGGAAGACAACGCGCCCCAAGGTCTCGGTCTCAATCCAACCGAAACCGGCGTCGATGCGCGCTTGCAGGTCGCCCGGCGCGGCGGCGCATTCTACAATCAGGCTGCCGAAGCCATCGCAGGAACCGGCCAGCGCATCGGCTCAACCATTGTTGATGTTGGAAAAGTTGCTGAAGACTACATGACCCATCGCGAGATCAGCGCTGGCGCGAAGAACGGCACGGATATTGTTGCTCAGGCCAACACCAAATGGAATGAAACCGCCAAGAACTCAGACCCGAACGATCCTGCGACTGCGCAAAAGTTCCTGACTGAGACGCTTGAACCGGCGCTTGAGAAATTCAAATCTGGCTTCAACACCGAGCGTAGTCAGCAGTGGGCCGAGCAGTTCACCGATCAGTACCGCAAGCATATGTTCGAGAAGACGGCCTCGGATATGTCAACGCTGGCAGGCATTGCCGTGCAGCAGAACGTGCATCAGACCGTCAACCAGCTTTCGAGCGCGGCGGCATCTGATCCATCATCGCTGGATTTCGCGCTCAAGACCGTCGATCATTCCATCGGTGGGATGACCAGCAGCAGCCCGAACCTCGATGCAGAGACGTCGGCAAAGGTGAACTCGCAACTATCGCAGCAGGCCAAGGAACAGATCGTCAAGGCCGCCGTGTCTGGCATGATCCAGAAAAATCCGAACGTCGACCTCGATGCAATTCAGAAAAAATACCCTGAGTACATCAATGGCGCTGAGATCAAGATGTTTCAGAAGGCCGCACAGACGCAGGCCAAGGTCGACACGTTGCAGAACAAGCAACTCGAAACCTACACGCGCCAGACCAACGAGCGTGCGGCAGAGCAGGCGGCGAACAAGAACCTGACGAAGAACGTCACGATCGATCCTCAGACCTCGCGCCCGGTGATCAAGCCTGACTTCTTTTCCGATGCGCTTGAAATCGCGAAGATGCCGGATGCGCCAGCGGGCACCGCGCGCGCGCTGATTGATTGGGGTGAGCATCAGCAGAATGCCAAGGCAGAAAACGTCATCGATGATCCAATCATCAAAAAGGATCTGACAGATCGTCTGTTCGATTCTGACAAGCCGACCACGCGTATCGATCTGATGAAAGCGCAAGTTAAAGGACAACTCAGCAATAATTCATTTCAGGCAATGGAGCGTCTAGTTACTGAACTTGAGACGGCGCCGCTTAAAGGTCCAGTGTGGGACTCGACATCGAAGGCAGTGCAGGACGCGCTGATTGTCAACGTGCCAGGATTACCAGGAAAGGATTCTGTAGGCACTGCAAACTATTCGACGTTCATGCAGACCTTCATTCCGCAGTATCTTGCGAAGGAGCGGGCCGGAACGCTGCCGCCGAATGCGCTCGACGTCAAAGATCCGAACTCGATGATCAGCCAAGCTATGGCGCCGTTCAAGCGCACGCAGGGCCAGCGCATGCAGGATTACGTCGGCGCAGCCGGCGGCATTGGTGCCAAGCCCGAACCAGCGGTACAGCCATCGAACCAGCAGACCCGCATGGTCGGCGATGTGCCGGTCCCGATCGCGCTCAATGGCGTGGCGTCGCTGCAGTTCAACAAGGCCAAGGGTCTATGGCGCGATCAGACCAGCGGCACGATTTACGACGCCAAGGGCCATGAGGTGAAACCCTGATGGCGGACGATTGGGTCGACGTTCCCGCCGCCGCTGCACCTCCGGCTGCGCCCGCTGGTGATGGCTGGGAAGATGTGCCCAAGGCTGGCGCGCCCGCTGGTCCCGCGGCGCCGATCTCCGGCCCGAATGGTTGGTCGGAAGCCGCCAAGCCGATGATCAATTCGACCAGCACCGGATCGATCATGCGCGCATTCGGCGAGGGGTTCGGCGAGGCATGGGGACCGGAACGGCTGGGACTGTCGAAGGAGAGCACGCAATGGCTTTCCGAGAAAGGCATCTTCGCACCGGCCGGACAGGCGCATTACGAGAACCCATTTCAGGCATTCAATGAGGGCGTGATCGTCAATACAGCGACCGCGCTGGATGCAGTTGCGCGCGGGTTGAGCGGGGCTTTCCGGGGAGGACAGGCTGCGACGATGGAAGCCCTCGGTGGAGGACAGTTTGGTCGCGAGATCGCAGCGATCCCAGAGGCCTTCATGGGATCGCCGGGCAGTCTCGGCAAGGTCGAGATGCGGTCGGGACTGCCAAAGGATAGACCTGTCGGGGCCGCGCTTATTCCATTGTCAGCGCCCGAGATCGCGGCACCTCTTGAAGCTCTGGGGATCAGCAAGGACGCTGTTGCGACTGAACAGCCTCATCTCGTTGTCGCGCGCAAAATGCCGGACGGAACGATCAAGATGGGCGCTGTCGGAGAAGTGCATTCTGATCTGATGACGCGAAAGGAAGTCAACTCTGACGGGCCAACGCCTCCTGAAATTGAAGCATCGATGGGCTACGCCAAGCCCGATGGCACGTTTCTGAACCGCGAAGAGGCGTTGAAATATGCCACAAGGAATGAACCGGCACGCGCGAGATTTTCAGCCGAGCAGCCGCAGTTTGGGCTTGAGGCGTCTAGTTATAACGACGTGCAGGTCGTAGATCCAGTTGAGGTATTGACCAAAGCGGGTTCTGACCTCGGCGTTATCGGTCCCGAGAAACCACCGATCACCGAAGGCACGCCGAAGGAGGTTGCAGAGCGCGTGACGTCGGCGAATGCAGAAGGACCGAAGGGTGAGAAGGTCACTCAGGAATTGCCGGGCGATAAGCCCAATCCGTGGCGCGAGCGGTTCGATGAGTTCGTCGGCAAGATCAATACGCCAGCCGATGCCAAGCAACTGATCACGGACGCGGCGGACCAGAACGGAGAGTTTCAGGCCGCGCGCCAGGGGACAATCCCGTTGCAGCAGTTCGAGGCAATCGCGGACGCGGCCGGGGTGGACAAGGCAGGGCTCAATCCGGAAGGGATCGGCCGGCTGCTACAGAACGACAATCAGGTCCGCAATGCCATGCAGGCCATGCTTACCGCGACCGATAACGTTCGCGCCGCCGCGCGCGAGGTGAAGACCGACGGTTCGCCGGAAAGCCTGATGAAGCTGCAGGAAGCCATGCTGCGGCGCGATACGTGGGTCGAGCAGGTGGTCGGGCACCGTGCCGAATGGGGCCGCACCGGCAACGTGTTTCAGGAATTCCTGCAGAAGTCCAAGGAAGAAGGCGGCTTCACCGAGTTCCTGAAGGACAAGGACCAGACGCCGGAGGGCCTGAAGAAGCTGGCCGATGCGATCGATGGCATGGACGGCGCTGGCGCGGCGCGCTTCCTGAGCGACATGAACAAGCCGTCGGCATGGGACAAGTTCCGGTTCTACTGGATCAACGCCCTGATCTCGGGCCCTATCACCCATGCCAAGTACATCGTCGCCAATGGCGCGTTTGCGGCCTACGAGAGCGCCGTGGTCACACCGGTGGCGGGCGTGGTCGGCGCGGTGCGGCGCGGCCTGATGGGCGACGTCGAGGGCGTCTATGCCGGCGAGGCGGCGGCGCGCACATGGGGCATCATCGCCGGCGTGCCGGATGCCATCAAGGCCGGGGTCGCGGCGGCCAAGACCGGCCTGCAGACTGCGCTACCGGGCGAGCTGGCGCAGAGCATTATTCCCAAGCAGAACAAGAACCTGGCCTTCCAGCAGCGGCCGATCCCTGGGAACCTTGGGGCGGTCATCGGCGCGCCCAGCCGCGGTGCCAGCGCCATCCATTCGTTCTTCAATGCTCTGGGCTACCGGGCCTCGATTGAGGCGCAGGCCTATCGGGCGGCTGCGGCTGATGGCCTGAAGCTATCAGACGATGCGTTCTGGAACCGGCGCGCATCCGCGGCCGACCGTCCCACGCCGGATATGATGAACAACGCGATCGAGGAAGGCTACCGGCTTACCTATATCAGCGAACTCGGCGAGACCGGCAAGAAGCTGTCATCGTTCGTGAGTTCGACCAAGGTCGGGCAGCTCGTTATGCCGTTCACCCATATCCCGCTCAACATCCTGAAACGGTCGATCGAGGGTACGCCGGCGGCCTTTCTAGATAAGGAGACCCGGGCGGCGCTGTCGGGCGAGGCCGGAGCGGCCAAGCAGGATATGGCGATCGCCCGCATGGTGGTCGGTTCTGCGGTCGGCGCGTGGGCGGTAAATCAGGTGCTGAATGAGCGCATGACCGGGTTCGGCCCGACCGATCCAAAGGAGCGCGCGCAGTGGACCGCGACCGGACACCAGCCCTATTCGATCCGGATCGGGGACTACTGGTATTCGTTCAATCGGTTCGGCTCGCTCGGAACCATGCTGGGCCTGTATTCGAACCTGGCCGAGGTGATCCCGCACGTTAAGCCTGACTGGGAAGAACTGACCAAGGCCATCGGCATGACCGTGCATTCGACCGGCCGGCTGATGGAGGATGAAGTCGGCATGCAGGGGCTCGCCGGCCTGATGGATGCCATCAACGAGCCAGACCGAAAGGGCGCGAAGTTCGTCGCTAACTTCGCCGGCTCGCTGCTGCCGTATTCGTCGATGCAGCGCCAAGTCGCCAGCGCCATGGATCCGTATATGCGGGAGACCAAGAGCGTCGTCGACGGGCTGCGCTATTACATCCCGACTCAGCGTCAGGGCCTCGACCTGAAACGGGACTGGCTCGGCCTGCCGGTGGCCAATGCCGGCTATGGCGGTGACGTCCCGAACGCGCCAGGCCTGTCCGCCATCATCCAGCACCGCAACGCCGTGGTCGATCCGATCGCGCAGGAAATGCAGACCCTCGACCTGCACCCGGCGCCGCCGCAGAACCGAATCGCTGGCGTGAAGCTGCCGCCAAAAATCTATGATGCCTACCAGTCCACGGCCGGCGCGTTCACCCGGGAAGCCTTGACCCATTTCGTCGAGCAACCAGGCTGGCACGAAATGCCGCCGTTCGTCCGGCAGCAGATGTTCAAGGCCACCATCGATGCGACCCGTAAATCAGCCGGCGCCGCAATCCAGATGCAGTATCCCCAGATCATCCAGCAGGGCGTCGAGGATCGCGTGGCCAAGATCCGCGGCGAGAAGCCGACCAAGCTGAAGGATCCGAGTTTGACGGTTGGCCCTTCTGAATCCGGCACTATGGGCATTCGCGGCTGAGGTACGTTGCTGTTGGGCGCCGGCCGCTCAAATCTGACCCCAGAAATTGGTGAGCCGGCCACGCTGATAACGTGCCGGCTCAGATTAGGGCGACCTGAGAGCTAAAGCCCCAATCGGGTAGTGACGCATATCTAATGCATTTGCATGGATGTCGCAACCTTCCAGCCGAGCGCTATCTCAGGAAACCATCGTCCGCGCCGGAACTCGCCCGAAAGGGACTCCGACGGCCCGAATGCGTAATGCGCGCTGAGGGAAAACTGCTCGATCGACCCCCTCGATTTGCTGGCCCGGCTTGGGCGGGGAGGCGGCCGGCCACCGTTAACAGGCAGAGCAGCTATACGCGGATAAAGTATTCCCTGAGACCGTGGCCCCTCCCTATCGGGAGGGGAGGGTACGGAGCCGGAGCTATGTCTTGAGGTACGTTGCTGTAGGGAGTTCCATCTAGCCACCCTCCGACATGCGCATCAAATCAGCCCTCGCGGCCATCCTCGCCCTGTTCGCGGTTCCTGCCTGCGCTCAGCAATTCCCCACGGTCCCCGATCACACCGTCATAGGGCGCATCGGGATCGTCGGGCAGCCAGGCCCATCGCAGGCCATCCCGTTTGCGACCTTCCAGAGCACCTTTCCGAGATCTGGCAATGGCACCACGTTCGCCACAACCACCGGCTCCTTGACGCCGGGCGATTGCGTCAAGATCGATGCCTCCGGCAATCTGGTCGACAATGGCGCGGTTTGCATCACGGCTAATACGCCGCACACGCAGGACTTCCTAGCTGTCACCAACTTCACGGCGGGCACCACTACCTCCCTCACGCTTTCATCGGCGCCGGCCTCGCCTGACGTCCTGATCATCTTATTTGATGGCGTCTGGCAGAATATAAATACATGGTCGCTGTCTGGATCGTTGGTGACTTTCACCGCCGCGATCCCCCTCAATACCCAAGTCGTCGAAGCAAAATGGTCGACATCATCGACGCTCGCTGGCGTCGGATCGATAGGCAAGGCGGGATCGCCCCTGTCAGGTGCCGTCACGCTTTCATCCGGTGCGGGAATTAGCCTTACTCAAGCCGGGCAAAACATTGCGATTGCCACCGGCATTCCAAGCGTTACCGATGCGGCATACGGTGCAAAGTGCGACAGCACGACCGACGACACCACAGCCATTAATCTTGCGCTGTCGACTGTTCCCGCCGGGGGGTCGCTTCTCATTCCAGCCCTCTGCAAGGTCATTGGTTCAGGATCAGCCATTCTGACGCGGACTATGCCCATCAATCTCATCTGCACCGGCATGTACACATCCGGCTTCCTTGTCGATAGCACTGTACCGAACACACGCGATGTCCTGCTGATCCAGCCAGCGCCCCATACCGTCACGCGCGGCTATTCGATTACTAATTGTGGAATTCTTCCCAACGGCGGCACGCCTGGACGTGATGCTATTGTCTTCGATTCGACTTCCGCTGCCGACACCGAGATGGCGGATATCGTGCTTAATCATCTCTTTCTCCAGTCCACCGTGACTGGTGCGTATGCGCTGCATCTGCACAATCTGCCTGCGAACACCAATGGCGGCACGTTCAATTTCACCCTGATGGAAAGCGTCGTTGTTGGCGGCGTCCGCTTTGATAGCATCGGCGACACGATCCGCATTCGAGATAACCTTATGAGCGGTGTCAACGCTGCCATCTCTGGGGACCAAATCGCAGGCGCTGGGAATCTTATCATAGATGGCAACAATGCCAGCGGCACCGGCGGAGGCTTAGTCCTTGGTTGTGCAGTCTCTCCCCGAATCACTAACAACGAGTTTGAACAACAGGTCACCAGCACCGAGACTAACAATGCTATCGTCGATCTTGTAGCCGGAGGTTGCACGATCGATAACGCAGTCATCCAAAATAATCAGGTCCAGGCAAATGCCAGCATCGGAAATCCCACCTTGGTCAGGATTGGTGCAAACAATTCGAATCCAATAATGCAGGGCAATCGGTTCGGAGTTCCGGCCAACTATGCTTGCACATCGAACGCAACCACCACGCTGTCTTGCATTACAAATTCATGGAACGGCTGCACGACCCACATCTCCGGCACCGCCGCGTTGAACGCTTTAGGATGTTGAAGATGAAAAAGCTCGCACTACTCGCATTCGTCGGTTGCTTCATCGCATCGGCCGCATTGGCGCAGCCGGTCACGACCAAGCCGAACATCAGCAACACGGTGGCGCAATGCCTGCTCAATGTTCCCGTTGTCGGGAACGGCGCGGCCGCATCTCCAATCTGCGGCGCTGGCGCGCTGGGAACGGCGGCATTTAACAGCATCGGGACATCCGGCGCATTCGTCCCATTGTTGAATACTGCCAATACGTGGAGCGCGATACAGCTTCACAATCCGAATGATCTCGCGTTAGCTGGAGCGACCTCGGGAGCGCTCACATTAAACGCGCCTGCGATTGCAGCGGCCAGCGTCATCACCTTCCCTGCCGGGACGACTAACTTCTCTGCGACCGGCGGCGCATCTCAGGTCGTCAAGCAAACGAGTTCGGGAGGTGCTTTTACTGTTGCCCAGCTTGCGACTTCGGATATTTCCGGGTTTCCTGCCGCCGGCCAGCTTCCCGGCACCGCGACCAATGACAACGCGACTGCCGGAAACGTCGGGGAATATCGAGAAACGATCGTTCCGGTCGGTTCTGCCATCTCGGTATCCAATGGCGTGACGGCCAATTTAGCGCAGCTTACCAGCCTTCCGGCGGGGGATTGGGCGGTATCCTGCACTGTCATCACACTGAACGGTGGCACCACTGTTCTGACAACGCTGGAAGTCGCCATCAACGGAACGTCTGCCACATTGCCGGCGCGAGGTGTTATTGGGACCAACGGTGTTGGCGCTGGGTCAAATGGATTCCAGAACTTCAATGCTTCCGCGGGCAGCAATCAGGCGTTGGCTACGATGCCAACCAGAGTCAGTCTTGCATCGGCGACGACCATATTCTGTCCGGTGAACGTGGCGTTCAGCGTGTCCACGTCCACGATTTATGGCGTGCTGCACGCATGGCGGACACGCTAGTCATCCGAAGATCATCGCGCGCAAGAACAGCACCGCGATGACGAAAACGACGATCAACGCCAAGCCAACGTAAAGCATCAACCGCCCTCCAGCATCTCGTCCGCTAACGTCGCGGCGTAGGCCAAGAACGCCAGCAAAGCCAGCGGGACGGCGACACACGCCACCGTGACCCCTGCTACAATCCAACAAATGACCATGTAGCCCAATACCGCACAACCTCGCTGCGAGCAAGCTAGGGGTACGTTGCTGTGGCATACCAGCGCAGCCACCGTCAGGCCATGACCAAGAACGTATGGCCATTGCAAAGAGACGCCGTTGCCTTCTACGGCAACCCGTTTTCGGCCGGGTTCGAGGCCAAAAACATCGTTTATATCCAGTGCCCTTGGAACCTCCAGCATTCCAACAAGTCCCAGATCGCGGTCAATAAGCGGTGCGCGGACAGCCTGAAAAGGGTGCTGGGCAACATCTGGGACGCGGCCGGCCGTAGCCAGCAGACCATCTCCGGCTTCCGCTACGACATTTTTGATGGCTCCTTTGTGGTCCGCAACAAGCGGGGCGGCAACAGCCTATCCATGCACGCGCTCGGGGCCGCCTTGGACTGGGACGCCAAGGATAATCAGCAGCATTCGCAGTCCCATTTCTTCAATCATCAGTCCCTCATAACCATCAAATTCCTCGAGGAAGGCTGGATCTGGGGCGGCGATTGGTCCTCCGGATCGATAGACGCGATGCACTATCAGGCCGCCCGGGTGCATCCGTGAGCGACGGCCAAATCGCGCTGGCCTTCATCGCCGCCGCCATCGTTCTGGTTGCCGTCATGGGATACTGGGCCAGCAAGAAACCCCCGCCAGACATTCCGGAGTGCTGATGCTGTGGCGGTTTCTGCTCATCTCGACCTCTTTGTTCGTCGCGTACATCGTGCTGTTTGAAGGCATGAATTGGCTTACGGGATACCTGAAGCAATGAACAAGGAACGCAGCTATTTCGATCTCTCGCAGGGGGCCACGAACTTTGATCCGGAGATGCAATCCGATGCCGATATCGAGGCGATTATCCGAGCGCTACACGAAACCAAGCAAACCCAGAAGGGAAACCATGTGAACACAGAACAGGTTAAAAGCTCCGTCCGCTGGCTGATAGCGACCTTTGGCGGCGTTGTCGCCGGCTGGTTCGCCGCGAAGGGATGGTTCACCATCGATCAGGTAACCAGTGTCCTCAACAGCCCGACGACGCTTTCAGTCATCGTTTCCATAGCATCGCTTGTCTGGGGGATGTTCACGCATACGCAAACCAATGCGGTCGCGGTCGTCGACACCATCGCCAAGCAGCCGGACTCGCCGGTCAAGGCCGTTGTGGTTGAGCCCACGGCAGAAGGCAAAGCTCTCGCCGACACCATGCCAGGCAATACCACGGTGGTCGCTGGCACCGTAGCAGCAGCATCGGTGGCCAAGTCATGAAGCGCATCATCCTTGCCCTCACGCTGGCGCTAACCCTTGGAGCATGCAACACCACCGTCGGCCCGAGCATCCCCAATCCGATCTCGCCGACCAGCCTGTACGACATCGAGGCAACCTATGCGATCGCGCAGGCCGGCGTCGATATCTACATCCAGCGCTACCGGGACGGCTTCCGCTGCACCAAGACCAAGCTGGAGAGCGTGACCAATCTCTGCTCGCGCCGCTCCATCGCGGTGAAGATGCAGAACGCCGAACGCGCCGCGCAGATTGCGCTCGGCCGGGCTGAGGCATTCGTTCTCGCCAACCCGATGATCGATGCGACCTCGGTGATATCAGCCGCGCAGTCGGCCGTCACAGCCCTGTATCAGATCCAGCAAGGGAATCCGTAACATGAACTCCGCAGCCATCATTGCGATCATCGAGGAAGTCCTCGGAGCCGCGGTCACCCTTGCGCCGACGGCGATCAAATTGGAGCAGGTCATTCAGCCGCTCGCGCTGGGCATTTGGGATCATCTGGTGAACAAGAAGGTCATCACATCGGCCGATCTCGACGCGCTCAAGGCTCAGATCTCTACCGTATCGGCGCGCATTCAGGCACCGTTGCCGCCCGAACAGCCTGACGATGTGTGATGTGCGTCAACAGGCAAAGGTGAAGATTGGTGCCAAATGACGCTGATCGAATTCTTGGAATACGTGAAAGTTGGTGGAGCGCCCCTCGCCGCAGTTTTCGCCATACTTTGGTGGTTAGAGAGAGACGAGCGGAAGGACGCTCAAGCAGAACTGAAACTATTAGCCAAAGACACGGTTATTACGATGACCAAGTTGGAGACCGGCGTTGGTCAGTTAGCAACTATATTCAAGTCTTCCGGTCAGCAGTGAGCTGGGCCATGCGCGCGCGCTTTATCGAAACGATAACTGGCATGCCTCATCGGCACGAGATCGCCGATAGCGTGTCTGTGGCTGCGGCTGGCGTGGCGCGTAGCGTGGATCGACTGTCCGAGGCCCTGAAGCCCTACGTCAAGGCTGACGAGCCTCTGGTGGCGTTGCTGACTGACGTGTTCAACAAGAGTCAGCTTAAGTCCAAGGTTTGATGTGCAGGTATGAGGAGGTGGCCATGGATAGTTATCGCACTGCTGGCGCCAGGACCGACCTTCGCGCAGGACAAACCCGTTATCGACCCGACCGAGAACGTCAAGGCGCTCAGTTCGGCGGCAGATAAGAGACAGGATGATCTGCGGGCCTTGGACGCCAAGATAGGAGAACTTCGCGACGCGCATCTTAAAGAGATCATGGCATTGCGTGCCGATTACGAGACGCAGCTCAGGGTCGCGGAAGCAAAGCGCATCGATGCTATTCGATTAGTTGATACCACAGCGGTTGCCGTGCAGAACGAAAGGGCGGTGGCTACGGCGACGACACTCGCCAAGACCGTACAGGATTCGGCTCAGGTTCTTAGCGTCCAGGTCACAAAGTCCGCAGACGATCTTCGCAATCTGGTCGCCACAACCGCCGCTGAATCAGGCCGCAGCCTGCAGCAGCAATTCGGTGCCGTCACTACGCGTTTGGCTGCACTGGAAAGCAATAGCGTAAATTCATCTGGCGTCGGAGCCGGCCGGAGTGACGTAGTTGGATGGATAGTCGCGGGATTGATGATGCTGATCGCGCTTGCTGCTGTGCTAGTTCCGGCACTTCGAACAAAACAGACTCCGCGGCGTTGACATGCAGTTCAAGGCCGAGTGCGCCGCGTCGATCTCGAAGAACGGCGCAAAGTATGTGCTTCTGAAGTTTGAGCCGCAGGGTCACCTGATGGGTGCGATTGCGAAAGAGTTGGGAGAGTTGAAGGCCGGCACGACGTACCGGATCACGATAGAGGAAGAAGGAGAATAGCTATGGGTGCCAATATCTGGTTCTGGCTGATCTACGTGCTCACTCTGCTTTTTGGTTGCTGGGGTGTCAGTCCTTACGGTCAATCGAATACGTGGGCTCCGTGGGGTGGCTGGTTCATCCTCTTTATCCTCGTAGGCATCCTTGGCTTACACGAATTCGGGAGTCCCATTCGTTGACGACGGAGCGGGTTCGGACGTTCCCGCACAAGGTTGCCGATACGTCGGCGGTGTCACTGACTGTTCGTTACCGCCGGCCGAACCGCCACCTCGAAGCATCTGCAAGGGATGTTGAGCAATGACCTACAATCGAAACTTCGTCCTCGGCCTTGTGACTGTCGCCGTGATCATGATCGTCATCGCGCTGACCTGGGTGCCCAATGGATAGCGCAATCGTCTGGGTGATGGTGTTCTTCTGCGCCAACCCCGGGCTGTGCGACCCCAACAGCAACACGCTGGGGAAGACCTACGAGACCGAGGATGCGTGCCAGCGCGCGGGGCTCAAGACCATGTGGGACGCCCCGAAGGGAATGCAGGGCAAGGTGGTCGTCTGCATCAAGGGCGTTCGGTGAAACGCTGGGCATCGTTCCACCATCATCAGTTTGTAGTACAGGAGTCCTCCATGAGGATATTTGGATACGACTACCACGAAAGCGGCGATCCATGGGATGAGGCGCCACCATGGGCGATCGAACTCCGCGAGATGATGGCCCTTTTGTTACGTACCGAACGACGAATGGAGAGTGAAATGGCTTTGGATTTTACCAAGATGATCGCGGCTACGGCTGCACAGACGACCGTGACCAACAGCGCCCTTCAGATGCTGACAAGCCTCGGCGCCAAGATCACGGACCTTTCGGCGCAGCTTGCCGCAGCGCTCGCTGCTAACGACCCTGTGGAAGCTCAGAAGGTGCAGGACCAGCTTGACGCGCTGGCCGGCGGCATCCAGACCAACGATGATGCCCTTGCGGCAGCTATCGCTACGCCTGGCACTGTGCCGACGCCCACCCCAGCGCCCACGCCCATCCCGACGACGTGACGTTCTGGCTGCATTGGGCCGCGATGTATTTGAGTGTTGTCGCGGCCCTTGCAGCCTTGGCTATTCTGACCGAGCGTCGTGCCAAACCATGATTTGCTTGTAGCAGTCATCGCAAACCAGTTCGCATTCCTCAACAGGAATGGCGAACGTTTGTGCAAGTTCGCCTCTGGCCTCATCATCTGACCATCCGTATTCGAAAAAGCCACTGCATTTTGCGCATCGATATTTGTTGCTCATCTAAATTACAATCTCAGCCTAGGAATGGTGCGGGTGGGATTGCTGGATTTTGCCGTTTGGAAGAATCAGCACAATCGGCCTACCAATCCGGCGCGCATATCTGACGGTTGACCAAGTTCCCCCGCTCGGCTGTTCCTCTGGCTCGGAGGGCGCGGCGATGAGCGCGATCGTTTCGTTGACGATATTTTTGTTGCGGGCGAGATATGGCAACGCAGGCCGCAATTCGTCGCACTTAAGATCGGCGCGCAAAGTCTGGTTTGTCGGAGGATGGCCCACAATCCAATAGCCGAGGTCACGGGCAATATGGTGACCGTCTGCATCACCCCCAATGCAAAGCCCATGGTGCAGCTTGCCTTTGCTACCGGCCAAAAAGATACGGAGCGCGCCCTTCTGCTCTCCGCTCATTCCGTGGCGCGTGGCCGTCAGGCCGAAGCAATAATCAGGCTGCATGATTTGTCCTATCATCGGTCATGACTGCGCATCGCGCGGATGGATGTAGCCGCACCCCGGGCAGCTCTCGGTGAACAGTTTGCCGTGGGCGCAGCGCCGGTCAGGCCGTCTCTCGCGACGCCATGCTTGATCAAGGATCGAACTATTTGCATCCTCACGTCCCCACTCGACAAGTCCGTCCTGCCAGTCCGCATCCGCTTCTTCACCCATTTGATCGTTCTCCATTCGTGACCGTTGGGGTCATTCCCTCCCCAGCACCGTTGTGTAGCGCAGTAAAAACGTTATGCACCGCGTGCAATTGCGTGAGCACGCGCCGTATTGTGCGAATGCAAACGGCGTCCGTTGGTTTTCCCTGTTCGCTCAACCGCTCGATATCGATTAGCGCGCCCTCAAGGTTGTCGTAAGCGTCGCTTTCTTTGGGTTCGAAAAGCGCTTTGTGGATGTCGTCTAGGGGCTGGTTCACTTGGTCATTCCTTCATCAGGACTGCGCGCGTAGAGTGGACGCAATTCGTATGTTCCATTGTCTAGGTTAAATCTCTGAGATTCCCTAAACTTCTCGACTGGTTGATCAAGAATGAGCCAGCTTCCCCATTGACCACCAATGCAGGCTCGCCACTGCCATACATCTGGTTCCGACAACTGTGATTGTGCTTGTTCTTCGTCTCTGAGCTTTTCAAGCATCGTCTGCACGATCCATTCGAGATTGTCTCGCCGGGCTTGATCGCGCTCCGGCTCAGTCCGGTAGTCTGCATCCCGGCCGTCGATCAGCGCATTAATCAGGCTTTCCCAAGTGCTTCCCATCATCATCTCCCCGCTGTTAAGGTTCGTCTCGCTGTATGGTCAGTAAATATATTTTCGTTCGAGCGAATAGATATCGTCCCAGCCCATCCAGAAGCGGAACCGATCGACGATGGTTAGCCAATGTATCGCACCGTTGCGGCAATAGAGCAGTGGCCCATCGACGTGGTTCCAGTTGATCGCCGGATCGGCGTCGGCAGGATATCCAACGCCAGATTCGGAATAGACGTAATCAGGTCGCTGTAGCGATTTGTCGGAAACGATGTGCATCTTCTGCTCCCTATGGCCCTATGCCGTTGTTCAAGTCTCAGTTCGCTGTGTAGCCTCAACAATTTCAACGGTGTTCCGCTGCTATGTCCGGAATGACGCGTCCTACAACTAACTGCGATTGTTGGCGAAAAATTTCAGGACAGTCATTAGGTCAGTCATCAGTTCGCGCTTAGTTCGGTTCTATGTTTGTTCAGGTAGGTAAGCATCCACCACAAACAGGGGATGATATTCCTCGAAGTTATCGGCAAAATATTGGGCTGCGACCAACCACATGTCGTCGTGGTTCTTCGGGTTGCGAGCGATCATGTCACCATTTCTTGGTGAGCCGTTATCCCTGTCGGGAGATGAAATGCTAACCCCATACATGTCAAACCCTGGTTCCCACGGAGTCATCTCAGCGATCTGCGTTCGGCGATATTGGATAAAGTCTGACATTATTGATCCTTCGGTTTGTTAATGACGATTATAGCAAAAGCCGAACGAGGTTTTGCTGCAGTCTGGAACGTATGATTTCAACGGCCCCTGCAGCGCAGCAATGGCAAGGAGAAGGGCCAACACGAGGGCCACAACAGCGACCGCGAGCGGGTGATGTATCATTTATCGTCCTTCGGTTTGTTCCGGTGCGCCGCGCGCATCTGCATGACGTTCTTGGCGGCGTTGGCGTTAGCTTTGCCGCGGATGTAGCCCTCGGTCGTCGAGACATCGCTGTGTGTTGCCGCGCGCCGGATATGATCGATCGGCGCACCGGATTCCTCGGCCTCCGTGATCCCACCGCTGCGGCTGTCCATGTTCTTGACGTTCTTCGGGATGCCGGCCGCGTTCGCCAGGAGGCGCCAGCGCTTGCGGAACACCCATGACGTGAACGGCAGGCTATCCTCGGCAACGATGATCGGGCCGGCGGCCGGGAACATATCGCGGGTCAGCAGGAGGCCCACCCCAACCATCCGCATAAGCTCGGTCGCCACCATCGGGGCGCCGGTCAGGCTGACGACAAGCGGCTTGTCTTTCTTGCTTGTCTCATGGGTCAAAACAAAATTGGCGTCGACCTCGGACCAGCGCAGGCCGCGTAGCCACTTCAAGCCGGCGTTGGTGACATCGGACGTTCCCGGCTCGGCAAGGGGCACCCATTCCCCGATCACATCCTTCTGCCGCAACAGCGCCTCGAACTGAATGGCCTGGGCGAGCGCGACCGAATGCCAGCCGGTCTTGTGCGCCTCGGCGATGACGGCGGCGGCCTGATCCGCCGTTAGGGACTCGCTATGCTTCTTCGGGGCCTTGAACCGCATCTTGTGCAGGAGATTACAGAGGCGGTCGCATTCCTCATCCTCGAGGATAGTCGCCCCGAACACGAACAACGCGCGGAGCAGTTGGATGAACGCCTGTCCCATCGACAGCTTGGCCTCGCCGTCGCTCCAATCCTTGTGCCAAGCGATCAGGATACGGCCCTTGATGTCGGCCAGATCCTCATGTCCATGCCGCTCCGCAATGCGCTTGAGCGTGCTGTCGTGACCGCGCCGGACGTGATACCGCTTCTTGTGGTAGCGGGAATCCGGATCGGTCTGGTAGCAGTTGATCAGCGACTTGAGCGACCCATCGAAGGGATTGGCCTGTGGCAGCCCGCCGCGGCCGAATAACAGCATTTCATCCTGCAGCCGCCGGCAGCGGTCTTGAATGAAGGCCACTTCCGTCTTGGAAGGCTCAGCGCCGGACCACAGCAGGATGCTCTTGGGCGTGAATCCCTTGTTCACCAGATCGGTGCGGCATTGCCAGAAGGCTTTCCAGCCGAGCCTGTGAGGGCGCCAGACGAGGCCGGGGGCGTCGGGGATGATCGGATGCGGCGTCATGCTCGTTCCCTCTGCTTCGGAGCGTCCACCTTAACCCCGTACTGCCGATCGAAATAGGCTTGAACCGCGGGCCAATAGCGCCTGTTGCCCCAAAGCGGGTGTTTCGCCGGGAATTGCCGCTTGGCGTCGAGAACTCGCAATGTCTCCCGGGCGATCTTCTCCGGCACGCCCATGCGCCGGATCAGCTCCGCATCGTCGATCCAGAGGGCTGCCTGTTTGCGGTCTATGTCGGTCATGACTTGCGTTCCTTCGCCGCCTCATGATCAGCGAGTGCGCGTTTTATCGTGCGCCAACGCACGGTCACGGCCTCGCCAGGCTTCCACTTCCATGAAGTGCATATTACGAGGCCGTCTTTTTGGACATAATACCAAGCTTCTTCTTCCAGATAGGTTGGTGAGCAGGGATAGCCGTCGACATCGAACAATCTTTTTTTCACCGCAACGGTCCTCCCAAGATTGCATCGACATCCTCCTTAAGGAGGGCCATACGATCACCCAAAATTCGGCACGCACCAATACGGCGCGCCAGGATGCGCACCCTTCTTTCGGTCCAGCCGAGCTGATCCGCAAGTTCTTTCGGAGTGATGGTCTCGATCGCGATCAAAATTCATCCTTTGCGCACACTTGCGAAGTGAGCGCTGTCTTCCGTTCGGCGACGCATATGGTATCGTTGTGACTTCCGCCGTGGTTGACGAGGGCGATCTCAATCATCTCGTAACCGCGGCCCTTGCCCATCCCAGCCGACTGCCAGCCGAACGACAGGACAATGCCGCCGGGCGGTAGAAGCTCATCCAGCGCGTCCCGCACGCGCTTGTAGAGCCTGCCATTTTGGGTTTCTTCCATCCCGACCTTGAGACCAATCGCCTTGTAACACTCAGAGATTTGCCGCGGTGAATAGGGCGGGTCGAATATCCCTAGATCAGCAGTCACGCCATCAACTTTCATCTTTCGCAGGAACGCTTCAGCGTCCATATGGTGCTGGGCTGTGGTGGCCGGGTTGAGGTCGTTCGTATGCGTGAACCACGTCTTGTTTCGCGCAAACGGATCAATGCTGATTTTCGAATCCACCAAGTAGCGCTTCACAAAATCTCCGATCGGAGCGACCGTGAAGGTCTCCGAGTTCGGCATAGCGAATATGCGCGTCATCTTCATGCGCGGTCTGCCGGAGTGAGCGTTGTGGGATCTACGGTCTGGACGACGATGCCGGCTTTCTTGGCTTGCAAGATCATATTGGCGGTGCCTCGTCCTCCCGGAAATGCAACGAGACGGTCCGGCAGATAACTCGTGATCATCGCGCCATTGCGGATCGGTCCAGCGGCCCTGCCGTGTTTTTTCCATTCGGCCCGTTCGCGAAGACATGGCACTTGACGTGCTAACGCCCATTGGTGAGCCCAATAATCGGCTCCGATATACGGTCCGGTAACATCGTCTGACGCTCCCTCGACAAGAAGCATCACGGCTTCCTTTTCATGAAGCTCATCCAGTGTCCGCCAAAGCAGCGCCACGTCGTTAAAGTAGCGACCTCCAGATATGACTAGCCTCACGATTTTTCTCCTGAACGGTCGGTGGAGGTGAGCGTTGATTCCTGCCGCTCGACCTCTCCGCGCGAATTCCACGCGTCAATGAAAGCTACGGCATCGTCGCCTTGCAGATGCAACAGAACCTTAAAGCCGTTTTCGAAAACGCGACTAACTGTTACGACGGTAAGGTCGCTGTCTTCTCGCGCGAGATCGTATGAAACCTGAATTTCGCTCATTTCGAATCCTTGCAATGGTCAGTCGATGTGACCGTGGATGCGTCGGCGCGCTCCTGCCATCCTTCTGCGCAAGCTTTCCACGTAGCCTCGCCCGCAAGGGCTTGCGCTAGTTGCGTTTCTAATTCTTGAATGTGCGCGCATTGGCTAGACATCGCCTCAATGGCGGCGATGGCAGCTTTCTTCGAGTCTGCCGGGGATAAGTAAAGGCCCGGCGCGGTGTAAATTGCTGCGGCCACCTTGTCTGGGTCAGGCAACGGTCGTTGGGCAGAAACGCCGTTAGCCAGTGATCTCGCAAGGCCGCTCCATCTGACCAAATCATCGACTGAGGCTGGCGCACCACGCACGCCGTCAATCCAATCCGCCAGCGCCAGCAATTCTTCCCGTGAGTTCATGGCTTTGCTCCGAGCGTTGTGACAAAGTAATTGATGCCGCGTTCGCTGATCTCGAAATAGGTGATGCGTTCTCTTGGATGCAATTCGGCGGAACCATGGAACGTTGTCTTGGCAAGACGTTCCCAGCTTATGAACCCGGCAACCTGCGACTCTTCTGAACTGATTTTGATTTTCATTTGTCGCTCCGCGTCAAAAATCTGATCCAAATCCACCAGATGCTCTCGATAACCGGCTTCACCTGATCGTCCGGCGGCGGCGTCGTGTCGGGCTTCCATGGTCCGTAGCGCCTCTCAGAAGGGGATCTCATCGTCCATATCCTCGTTCTTGCGCTTCGCCGGTGCAGGTTGCTCGGCCTTTTCTTCCTTGAGCTTGATGCTGAACGAGAGCGCCGGCTGATTGTTTGGCGCATCTTCCTTGCGCTTCCATGCCGATACCCAATAGTCGACACCATCGACGTTGAGGCTGCCCTTGAAATCCGGATGCTTGTCTTCTTTCTTGTCGCGGTTCTTCCAGATCGCGCCCCTATTAACATTGCTATAGCCAGTCATTTCCAAGTCTTTCCGAGCTTGATATGTGAAATAGTTGCCTGCGTGACACCATACATTCCTGCGATCTCCCGCTGAGGACGACGGATCATTCTAATTTCTCGTACATCCAATTCGGTTAGCTTGGAATTTCCATTGGAAGATCCACGCGCTGGATTCTTCTTTGCGGCGGAATGCGATGCCCCGTGCGAATGGCGGCCCTTCGCAACCTTGTCATCGGAATTGTCTTGACTGTTACCGAGCAAAAGATGGTCAGGATTTATGCAAGAAGAATTGTCGCATTTGTGCAGGACGAGCAAACCATTAGGGACGACACCGTTCACAATCTCCCAAGACGCACGATGAGCAACGATATCCTTGCCATCGCGC